GTTGTTAACAATCAGTTGTCCAAACATATGGTTCGTCTTGAACTTGAAGCACTTGATGAAAACAACGAATTCGAAAGAGTTTGTGTTATTGGGGCTATAGATGTTGGAAACGGCATTTTTGTTACTCCAAAACACTTCATGTATCGGTTTTCAGCAGTACCAGTGCAAAGATCGCGTATTACTGTCACGTTTGAAACGCGTGGCCCAGTTATTATTCCAGGCGAAAACGTGAGTGCGGCTCAATTTGAAGATAGTGCAGACATTGCCTTCTTGCAAATTAAGAATATTCAAAGCTCCAAGAGACTTGCACACCACTTTGTCTCGAAAGATCAAAAACCGAATCTGTCAGCATGTTACTTATATGGGCCTCGGAGTGTAGCTTATGGAGAAAAATTCAATCATAGCTTACTTACAGTAGCAAACGTTGCACTTGAAAGCAAATTTGTTTACCAATTGCCAAATAAACAAAGTAGGCAATATTCTTGGCCACACATTGATGTTGTTTCAGACGAAGGATACCGATACACTGGTGTCATGACGGTTAATGGTGACTGTGGAATGGCACTGTGTCATACGGATGAACAGAAAAATGCCAAAATTCTAGGCTTTCATACGGCTGGTTCAGGAGACGGAATTGGCTACTCTCAGAAAATAACGAGAGAAGATATTGAAGCTGCCTATGATTACTTTGGCGTGGATGTTGAAGTGCAAGCATACTCCCTTGAAAAAGTTCCAACATTTTTGGAGAGAAAACAACCACTGTTGTCAGAACGGTTGAATATTGTTGGACAAGCAACACTTGTACCTACACCAATTGGAACAGTGCAAATGAAACAAACTCCAGCGATGCATACAAAATATACCAAAAGTTTGATGGCTGAAGCAATAGAACAAGATTTGGGTATTTCACCTAATTTGCCTTCAGCTATTACTCCAAGAAAAATTGCAGGAGAAATGGTTTATCCACTTGCAAATGGCATTATGAAATTGTCGTCAAGCACAAACTTGTTGCCAGATACGCTAGTTGAAGATGCGGTTTTCTGTGTTTCAGCAGCAATGGAAAGAAATTCTATGCCAATAGCTGAACGAGTAATTCTCACAGAAACAGAGACTATTAATGGTTTTGGAGCAATGAGACAAATTGAAATGAAGACTTCTGCAGGTTGGCCGTGTACTAGTAAATCGACCTCAAATGGAAAATTGCCTTGGTTTGAATGTGAGGAAGCAGATAACGGGAAGAAAACGTATACTGCTCTACATCAACTTCATTCAATGTGGCAAGATCGAGTGGAAGCAGCAAAGCAAGGAATTGCAGTGCCTACGCTATTTGTGGCAACTTTGAAAGATGAACCAAGAGCAGTTGAAAAAGTAGAAGCAGCAAGAACAAGAGTGTTTCAAGTTGGTCCTATTGATCTCACGCTAGCTTTGCGCCAATATTTTGGTGCTTTTATTTCAGAAAGTCAGAGTCACCCAGTTACTAGCGAGATAGCCATTGGCATTAATCCAAATTCACCAGATTGGAATATGTTGTACGGCAGATTGAAAGCTACTGGCACACACTTTATTGCTGGAGACTACAAGGATTATGATTCTACTTTGTCCTTGCAAATTGGAAAAGCTTTTACTACTGTGGTGAACAACTACTACGGAGATTCTGAAGAAAACAGACTGGTGAGAGATACGCTAGTTACGCAACTCTTCTCTAGTACTCAAGTAGCAAGTGACACTGTATACGAATGTTGGCAAGGAAATCCAAGTGGAGACGCTTTAACTACTATCATCAACTGTGTATCTAACATGATCTTGATGCGAGTTGCATTTGCGCAGATAACTGGACTATCCATGGACCAATTCGAACAGAATGTTGCAGCTACTTTCTATGGTGACGATCATGTGTTGTGTGTGAGTCAATACGCAGCAGATAAGGGTTTTAACATGATATCCCTGTCCCAACACTTTGCACGAATGGGAATGAAATACACTACAACAACTAAAGACGCTGTCAACCTTGATTTTGTCGAAGAACAGGATTTGCGTTATTTGCAGAAAGGTTTTCGATTTAGCCCAGAAATTGGCTTGGTTGTTGCAATTGCAGATTTACGTAGTGTACTGGACAGTTTAATTTGGATTAGAACTGATCCAACCAATGCGGACGATATGTTGGCAAGATGCAATTCGTGCTTGCTAGAAATTACTGGCCTTGGCAGACGAACGTACGAAGCCACAAGACATTTCATCAGGAAGTGGATTTTGTTTGCAAAAGAAGATGCTGGCTTGATAGTGGATGCAACAAAATTGTTTACGTTCTCAAAATGCATGGAAATTCAGTATCCAGAACAACAAATAGTACCGGCAACGATCCATATGAATGAGTGTCAACACTCGAGCGTATTTAGAGCGCATACGTCGGAAGGTAAAGGAAAACCTGCAACAAAGAAGCAAATGCGAATTGGTAAGAAAGCGTTGAGACGTATGAAACACTGGATGGCTCAAATGGATCAAAGTACCGATTCAGGCCTGGATGTTTCTGATGACATTTATGAAATCTGGTACGATCCACGTGATTGCACTTTTAGTGGTGGTCCAGCAATGACCAACTTAGACTCGATTGCAGAGGAAGACTACATACGCCTGTACACATTTCAAATCTATGAGAACCACGATTCTGATTGTCTTGATTATAATTCGGCAATATTTGAAGTATCGCAATCTAGGTTTGATAGTGAACCACATACCGTTCGAACTGAGGTTTTGAGAAGAATGGTCATGGTGTTGGATGCAATGAGAGCCATTATTGACAACAACAATTCTCCTCCCCACACATCAATTTTTGTGGAAGATGAGGTGAAGCGTTGGTTTACGGATGCTTTCTTTCCAATACACTGTTATGTTGACCTTTTCATGTCAATGAAAATGGACCTTATCACTGATGAACACTATTGTACAAATGCATTTCCTCAGTGGTACCAATTCAAACAGTTGTTTCACGAAGAACCTCTTCAAAAACGGAAGTATAGGTATCTCACGGACGAGTTTGAGAGTGACTATGGTGATCACACATTCTTTCCACAAGGGTTTTTGAATCCACAAAGTGAGTATTTGAACGCTCAGATGGAAGAAGTGGATGCTACTACGAAATTTGTGGAAGATGTTCCGCGACATGATCCAGGAACGCATTCGGGAAGGAGAACTATGATGCCTATTCAACAATTGTCATTTTCTTCTGAGGAGAATTTCAACAGGCCTATTTTGGTTGCTAATTTCCAATGGACGGCAGCCCAAGTTGAAGGGACACCAGTGCAGCTTGTTACTCTGCCACAACAATGGGCAGATGACTTTATCCAGTCAAAGTTGAAATACTGGGCTTTTTATCGAACAGGTTTCAAGTTGCATATTACCATTAATGGCACAATGCAGCACTATGGCAGACTCATGGTCACGTGGCTTCCACAACCCAGTGGCATTGATGGTGTCTATAAGGGCTATGATCAAATGTGGACTAATAATCCAGTGCAAATTGATGCAAATTCAAGCCAAACAGTAGAAATTGAGATTCCATTTACGCACAATATTGAGTTTCTCAAAACAGCAGACATCGCTTTAGCAGGCACAAATCAGTATGTGGCAGTTTATTTCCACGTATCAGTCCCATTGCGAATGTTGGCAGGTACTGCAAATTCGGTATCAGTCACAGTTTTTGTCACTCCACTTGATCTAGTTATTCATGGATCGACTATACAACCATATGTGGCACAAATGGACCAAATGCAATTAGATGAACTTATTGAAAAGTCGAATCCGGTGAAAGATGAAGCAGTCACTAATACGAATAAAGGTCTCATTTCTAGGACAGTGATGATGGCCGGAAAAGTAGCAACTAATTTCTCGTTTATTCCAGAAGTTGGTCCGTTTGTGGCTGTTGGTGGTTATGTCACGCAAGCAGTTGGCAAAATGCTTCAATGGTTTGGCTATGCAGTATCACCAAATTTGGCTGCAATTGCACCTATGATGCAAAAGCAAACGCAATTGTACCGAAGTGAAGATTTGCCCAACACTACAGTCATGATGCA